GAAGGTGACTATGAAACGGTTATGCCAGTAGATATTTATGGCATTCAAAGCAAAGCGACTGGCGGAATTATTATTGAGGATGCGGCTGAATATTTTGGGCCTTTTCAATTCAAGGGGACGATTACTTGTTTTTCTTTTTATGTAAATAAGGTTATGACCACTGGAGTAGGTGGGGTTTGTATTACTAACGATGAAAATTTGGCTAAGGAGATGAAACTTCTACGGCATCATTATTATGATGGTAAAAATTATTCTCATGCCAAAGATGGATACAATTTAACCATGTCTGGAATGCAGGCAGCTTTAGGATTAGCTCAACTTAGAAGAATTGAGGAAATTTTAGAGAAAAGGCGATTTTTGGGGGAGCGCTATGTGAAAGAATTAAATGCCTGGATTTGCGAATCCTATTGGTATCAACCATTACTTATGGAAAACAAACAACAAAGAAACGAATTGAAAGAATATTTGATTAAAAAAAATATTGCTAGCCGAGAGTTTTTTCCTCCAATGCATGAACAGCCACCCTTTTTGATTGATGGGAATTTTTCTAATGCTAAAAAATTGAGTGACTGCGGAATTTTGTTGCCTTTATACAGTACCATGATCTTAGAGGAACAAGATTATGTGATTGAAGCTGTTAAAGAATTTTTGAATACTTGACTTTTATAGAAATTCCTGTTAAATAGAAAGTAACAACTTAATCAAGCTCAAGGAAAGACCTGGGATAGCATTGCGGAATGACCGCAAGCTTTCCTGGGTATTTTTTTATGGATATTTTTGGTCTCGTAAAAGAGAAAATTGACGACTTTTCTAGGGAAAGCATTGAAATCTCCCCAGGATATTTATTTAATCAGGCTGAAACTCTGAAAAAAATTGATTTTTACTATGGTTCTCAATTTATCACAGGTACACATGATCGAGAAGGTTTTAAAAAGTTTTTTTTCAATATCAACAAAAGCCGCGTCAATACCGCCAAAAAAGCAACTGATTTGGATACTAAAGACATTCGGGTAATTGCCGAAGAGGGGCAATCTTTTTATCCAGCTTGGTTTTTTGAAAAAGAACTAAGGCAATTTATGAAGGAGGAAAAATTTGGGGTCTTGCTTAATGAGATTGTGAGTAAAGCCCCCAGATACGGTTCGGTGGTAATTAAAGATGTAGATGGAAAACCACAAATAGTGTTGCTGCGGAATTTAGTTAATGATCAAACGGTCAATTCGATTAAATCTTCTTCCCATGTCATCGAAAGACATTTATACAAAATTTCTGAATTCCGTGAATTAGGACAAAAAAAGGGCTGGGATAATGTTGAAGAAACCGTTGCTTTATACGAAAAGATGGGACAAGCAGAAATTTTAATGGCAGAATTTTACGGGTTCGTTCCAGAAAAAGAACTCGGAAAAAAACCCAAATCGGAAAAAATGGTAAAAACAATGTTTCTATTAACCGGAGTAGAATTTTATAACCCTACTCCTAAAAATAATGAAGAAGTCATAAAACCATTTATACTTTTTAAGCAGGAAATTGACGAATGGCCGTATCGAGATTGGCACTGGGATAAAGAGGAAGGAAGATGGCTTGGGGTAGGAGTAGTCGAAGATTTATTTGGAAATCAAGAAAGTGTTAATGAATTAAATAATCTTTTGCGAAAATCTCTTTATTGGTCTTCTAAAAAACTTTTCCAAACTAAAGATCAAACCGCGCCACGTAATCTATTTACCGAGGCGGAAAATGGCAGTGTATTCCAAGTTCGAGACGGCATCAATCCAGTTTCGATGGAAGAGCGCAATTTGCCCCAGTACAATCTGGAATTTCAAAGATTGGAGAGAAACTCTGACCAAAGAGCATTTACTTTTGAAGTTAATACTGGTGAATCCTTGCCTTCAGGTACTCCCTTTAGACTAGGGGCGATTTTGGCTAATGCGGTCAATTCTTATTACGCGTTCCAACGCGAAAATCTGGGAATGTTTATTAAAGAAATCATTGAAGATTTTATCATTCCTGGTTTTATAAAAAAGAAAAATAAAGCCCATGTTTTGAGTTTTGAAGGAGAATCAGATGAATTAGAAAAAATTGCGGGAATGATTACAAATCATCTTTTACAACAATCAATCCAAGATTTTTATACGCGCTTCGGCCGTTTTCCTACGGTTTCTGAATATCTTGAAGAACAAGCCATTGTTACGCAAAAAGTTTTGAATAAAGGCCGAATTTATCTGGAAATTCCAGAAAAATTTTATAAGGATTTGAAATACCGAATTGACATCGTGATCACAGGAGAACAAATTGATCTGCCCAGTCAAATTGAAACTTTAACCAATCTTTTGACCTTGCTTGGCAACAATCCAGGAATTTTGCAAGACCCGCAAACTAAAATAATTCTCGAGAAAATTTTGAATAAAGCAGGAGAAAATCCTATTGGGATTATCAACGCCTTGCAGAAAAATATGTTTCAAGCAGGTGGATTGCCACAATTGCCACAGTTGGCATCCCAAACTCAACCATCAAGTTTTAATGTACCGACAGGAGGTGGGGCGATATAAAATTTCACGATACAACCGCCGCTCAAGATAGTTTGACTCATTATGTCAATTTTCTTTTAGGATTTGCCGTTGGTTCAACAAATGAGTTCCCTTTGGCTGACAAGGCAAGGGCTACTAATACCGCGAAATATGAATTGGCAATTGATGTCTGGCAGATGGCGGCCAGTTACGGCTGGGATTTCGATGACAGCGGAAACTCTGGGTTACCGGAATCTGATTTGAACATGGTTGACAATACCCAAGACGTGACTTTACCGACTGGCACTTTGGAAATAGATCGCATCGAAGTTTTGGATTCTAATAGTATTTGGAATAAATTACATCCTTTGGAAAAAGCAAATATTGATACCTCAATTGAGGAATATCTGAAAACCAAAGGGATTCCCCGATTTTATGATTTGACTAAGAATACCATCAAACTCTATCCACCGCCTGCAAGTGCGAGCGTAACTTTGACGGCGGGACTACGAGTCTTTTTCAAAAAAGAGATTGCAGAATTTACGGCTGCCACGACCACTTCTGAAATTGGGTTTGACGAGTTAGGAGATAGGATAGTGGCCCATGTGGTAGCGTATGAGTTTGCTAGTAACCGTACCATGAGAATGGCAAACACTCTCAAGCTTCGAGGAGAAGAATTGAGAGCAAAATTTTTAAGTCATATGGCAAATCGCTGGCGGGATTTAAAACCGCGAATCAGGATTAAAAGAGATTATTACGAATAATGCCGAGTATTGAAAAAAAACAAGCATTAGTAATTCGAGATTGGCACAATGGAATTGCGGAAAGCGAACATTTGGGGTTTGCTGATATGCGCAATGTTGATATTTATACCACTCCTGGTGCGTTAAAAGCAAATTTTCGTACCGATAAAGTTTCCGCTTCTGTAGTTACTGATTTGGTTAAATGGTTTGTGATTAACCCTGTCAATGGAGACATTTATGGACTAGGGGATACAGGTAAAGTCTGGCGTTCCACTGATGATGGGACCACCTGGGCGCAGATTACTGGGAATACTACCACTAATGCTTCTGGGGATGGCTTGGCGATCTGGAAAGATTATTTGTTTGTGGCAAGAAATACAATTTTGGACGTTTACGGGCCATTGTCAGGAGCAGCAGCTTGGACAAATAGCTGGCAGACAAATTTGACCGCGGCTGGTGGTTTTCATCCCATGCTAATTGGTCAAGATGACATTTTATATATCGGTAATCAAAGATATATAGCGTCAGTAAAAGAATTGACAACCTTTGTTCCGGCAACCGCTTCCAGTTATACCTATACGGTTCAAGCTCTGGATTTGCCAGCGAATTATAAAGTGAAATGTTTGGCAGAGATTGGAAAATGGCTTTTGGTCGGAACTTGGATGGGAAGCTCGGTTTTTGAGATCAGGATTGCGGATATTTTCCCGTGGGATAGAGTATCCTCATCTTTTGATTTTCCAGTTCGGTTGGATGAATATGGAGTCCATCAGATGATTGTAAAGGATAATCTCCTGTGGATTCATGCTGGAGTTTTGGGGAATATTTATGTCAGCAATCTCTCATCGGCAAAATTGATAAGAAGTTTACCCTTTTCAGTAACAAATATGGATACGACAATTTTTTTGAGTAATTATCCGGGAGCGATCATGAAACATAAAAATCGCGTTCATTTTGGAATCGCTAGTGGCACGACTAATTCGAGTTTGGATGGCTATGGAGTTTGGAGTGTAACTGATGCAGGAAATATCGTTTTTGAAAATCAAATCTCCACTGATACGACTTCTCCTGCCAATGCTTTACAAATTGGTGCTCTTCTTCCCACAGGTGCTCAAACTTATTTAATCGGGTGGCGGGATAATACCACTTATGGCATTGACCAAGTCAGCAATTCTCAACGTTATCCGACCTATAAAGCTTATGTTACTTCTGCTATCTATCATATCGGTACACCTTACAACAAACGAACATTTGAGGAAATTACTTTTGAATTAGATCGTCCTTTGATTGCTGCTCAAGGGGTGCGACTGAAATATCGAACAGATTTAGCGGCTTCTTTTACGACAATTGGCACTTTTGATTTTGCGACCTACGGGGCGATTAGAAGTTTCACCACTGGCCCTGGCATTGTAGATGCAGAATTTGTGCAGATTCGGGCTGAAATTGCGGAAACTGGGAATGCCCCAATTGCTTTAAGGGAAATAAGACTCGTATGACGACTTTTGAAAAAGATTTACATATTACCCCTGATCCAATACAGGATTTTAACTTTGAAGGTATCAATGCAGTAATTCCTTATCATACGCATAACGGGATAGATTCGCCGAGGATTGTACCAGAAAGTTCGGGGGGATTAAAAAGTTGTACTTTTATAATTGCTCCTGTTGGAATACCCGCAGATTATACAACTGATGGGGTAGATGACGATGTCCAAATCCAAGCGGCGATAGATGCCTTGCCGACGAATGGAGGAAGAATAATTTTTAGGGAAGGAACATATACTTTAGGAGCGGTGGTAACAATCGCCAAAAATGGAGTAACTTTGCAGGGACAGGGAAAAGGAACCATTATTCAGGCAAAAAATAGTTTAAATGCAAATATGATTCAACTTGGAAGTAATACTACACAATATTTTAATTGCGTAATTAAAGACATTTATTTTGATGGAAGGCAAAGCCAACAAGGAAGTGGCACTATTATTTACAACGGTGCTTTGACTTATCCGATAGATAATTTAGAAGTTCTTGATTGTTACCTTGTAAATGCTTTTGATGCCTGTATACAATTACTTTTAAATGGTGCTGCTACAAATTCCAATTTGATAGAAGGCAATTATTTTCAAAACTGGAAAGGGGGTGCCACAAGAGCAGCAATTATTACTACCGATTGCTTAGATTTGATTACTCACAATACATTTATCAATACAGATACTGCAGCCGACTATATTCAATCAGGTTCACAATCAATCATTAAAGGTAATATGTTTTTTATTCCAAATACTTACGCGGGAACTGTTGTAGATGGCGGAAATATCACAAGTGATAATTATTTTACCATGATTTCTGGTTCACATGGCACGGGGGTAATCATTTTAGCAGGACTTACTTGTAACAATAATAATTTCTTTTTAGGCTCAGTAGCAGATGTCCTTGGAGATGTGATTCGTTATGCTGACTCGATATCTGGAAATTTCATTGACGGGGGAGGAACAGGAATTAGAGCGGATTCTTTATCTAATGTTACGGGGAACGCCCTTTGGAATCTACGGGGAGATGGCATTGACGCTACGTCAGCCGACCTTACTATTGTCGGAAATATCATAAATAATGCAGGAAGAGCGACAAATAATACCTATTCTGCAATTTTGTTGTTAGGTTCTAACAATTCAAAGACAGTAGTTTCTGGAAATAGAATTAGAAGCTCGGCTACCAATAAACCTCAATATGGAATTAGAGAAAATACTTCGGGAACCACGGCTGGAAATGTTATCACCAATAATGTGGTCTATAACGCGGTTACGGCCCAAATTTCCACACAAAATACCTCTACTGTTGTTGCTCATAATATAACTGTTTAATATGCCCGAAATTCACACAATTCCAGTTCCGACTGTAACCACCCAATTCGACAAAACAAATGATGCAACTTTAGCGAATATTACTGGATTATCTCAAGATTTAATTGCTAGTCGAGTTTATATCTTTGAAGCTGTATTATGGGTTGATGCTAATGTTACGGGTGGAAGCAAATTTGCCATTGCAGGAACGGCAACGGCCACGAATATAAAATATGACATTATGCTTTTAGATGAAGGCACTGATGCTTATACAATCGTCTCCCGACAAACTGCTTTAGCTGGGTCAGCCGGACAAGCTGGGACGACAGCAGGACTTTGTATTATCAAAGGATTGATTACTGTAAATGCCGCAGGAACGTTTACTGTTCAATTTGCTCAAAATGCAGCTACTCCAGCGACTACCTCTAGTGTTTTAGTAGGTTCATTTTTTAATGTCGAATTGATAACTTAAATTTATGGCAACATTCACAGGATATTACAAAACCCCAACTGACCCCACTGTTTACGGGGTACTTGAGGGTGGGCAGAGAGTGGGATTTCAAGATCCAAATCAATTAGCCCAAGCTCAAGGCGGCACAACTGCTGATTTTAGTGTTGTCAAAGTTGATCCGACTTTTAATCCGGCAGGATTTATCACCTATCCCGAATATCAAAAAACTTTAACTCCAACTACAACTACAACTACCCCCACTACTCCAACTCTCCAAACCCAAGTCCCCCAAACTTTTTCTGCTCAAACTGTGCAGCAAGCTTTTACCAATCCCATCAGTAATGATGAAATTTTGAGAACTCTGCGACAACAAGAAACACTGCAACAACAACTTCTACAAGCCCAACAGCCTGGTCCCGAAGTCGAAAGTTTGCAACAACAATTATCGGGATTACAAAGTCAAGCAGAAAGACAACGATTATCTGCCCAAGCAGGACTGGAACAAATTGAAGGACAACCTGTACCCACGCCATTTATAACTGGACAACAAGCCGCTTTGCAAAGACAAGCTAATTTACAATTACAAACCTTAGCTTCTCAAGAAAGAAGTATTGTTGATCGTTTAAGGCTTGCTCAAGAAAAACAGACAGGGGTTTTTGAACGGGCAAGAACTGCGCTCGGTTTTGGTCAACAAAATCTGGAGAATCTTTTGAACATTTCTCGATACTTCAAAGGATTTTCTGATGAAGCAAAACAAGAATCAAGAAATCTTTTAGAGAATATTTTGAATTTCACGCAAGGTACTCCCTGGACACAACTGGATGCGGAGACACAGACAAGGATTACTCAACTGGCAGCAGATAGTAATTTGCCTTTAGGAGCGATTAAGACTGGATTGTCTTCAGCCTTCGCAAAGCTGAATAACATCACTATGCAGTTTTATAAATATCCTAATGATCCGACAGTTTATCGAACGTCTGATAGTAAAGCCTATTCTACACCAGAGCAGTTCTTTGCAGATGGGGGATCAAAGAATTTCAGTAATGTGCAGACGATTACAACTGCTGGACAACAAAAACTCCTTGAAGTTAGTCCAGGGGCGACTTTATATAATCCAGCAACGGGACAACCAGTTTATACGGCACCGACAACGAGACAGTTAAGTGGAACTGGAACCGGTATTATACCGACTGGGAATATTGGCTCAACCACTACTCAAGCAGCAAAGCGAGGTTATACCAGACAATATAATTCAATTGGAGGAATCGCTTTTCTAAAAAATGGTCAACCAATTTCTTTGCTTGATTGGATACAACAAAGCGGAGTTACGTTAGATAAAGCTCTTGAAGGCAGCCGTGATCCTGGAGATGTTATGTTTTTGTCAGCTTATAAAGAAGCCCTAGATGCTATTGCAGAAGGTGCTCCTGCTGGTCAAGTTTTTGCCAGATTACAAGCACAATTTCCTGGATATTTCGTAACACAAAGTACAGATATTTTATCATCTCCGACGGTAGCGACTGATTATCTTAATAATTTTTTGCAATCTCAAAGTTTACCAACTAATACAATATTAAAATAATCTAACATGGGAAGATTTGATGATTTAATCCCAACTAAGACAATTACTCCTACAACTACTAATCGCTTCGGTGATCTGATACCTGGAAGTGGTAAAAAAAAGAAAGAATTGGATTTGGAAGAACTTGCTCGTCAAGCAAATATTCCCATTCCCAGTCGAGAACCAAAATTGTCTTTTTTGCAACGGTTGGGGGCTGGCTTGGGAGCTTTTACTACTGGAGAGGCAGTGGCTACTGGTCTTGAAAAAGGATTTGGAATTGGGGCAAAAACCTATTTGAAAGGGGTTGGCAAGGGTTTGGCTTCAGCTATTACTGGTCGAGATATAGGAGAGACTCAAAAAAGAAGTTATAAAGATATTTTGGAAAAAGCAGGAATGGAAAACAAAATCGCAAAATTTGGATTAGGATTTCTGGGTGATGTATTACTTGACCCTACTACTTATTTTGGTGGTGCGATTGCCAAAGGAGTTGTAAAAGGGTTCAAAGTTGGCACTGGAGGTATTTTAAAAGGAATCGGCAAGGCAGCACCAAAAGCAGAAATAGGTTTACGCTTAGCTGGAAAGGGAGTAGAGGAGGCGTTTGGGAAAGCATTTAAGTTTGGATACGGAACAAGTAAGGGATTGCCAGAGAAAGCTTTGGAAATACAAAGTGCGCTTGCAAAAACAAAAGAAGGAATTGTTAGAAGTAATATAGAAAGACTTGGAACTGGGATACTTTCTAAATCACAGCAAGAAGAATTGGTTTCTAAACTTTTGGCAGGTAAAAGGGCAGAATTTGCAGGTCAAACTTCTGAACAAGCATTGCAAATAGCTAAAAGTACTGATCCCCTAGTTCAAAAAACAATCCAAGAGCAAATTCAACGTTCTAGTAAGTTTGCTAAAGTCGCGGGAATAGATGATCCCTATACTGTATATTTTCCTGGTATCGCTAAAGACAGATTGAAAAGATTTTTTGAAGGCACGCGAAATTTCCGAGTAGGAAGTGAAGGATATAAAAAGGAATTTAAGAATTTGCTCAAAGATGATGAATTAATAAGAAATCCAGCCGAAGCGTTTGCTCGCAGGGAATTTGAAATTGCCAAAGATAGCATTGTCAGAACGCAACTTAATAATATTGTCAAAGAGTTTGGCAAAAGAACAGATGAATTCAAAAATGCCGACGAAGCTTTGAAAGCAGGTTATCAGGCGGTAAAAGAAAAAGGAATGTTTGGTAAGGAAATTGGATATTTATTGGAAAAAGACAAAAAGTTTTTAGACAATCTTATTAGTCCCGAATTTTCAACAATAGATGCAATCGCCAAACATATTGGTTTTGATGCAATTACTAGTCTATTTAAGCGCTCAGTGACAGGACTATTTGCTCCTTTTCATGTTCGCAACTATGTTTCTGGTTTAATTCAAAATTATGAAGTTTTGGGGATAGCAGCTTTGCGACCAGATAATATCGCTTTGGGACAGAGAATAGCATATAAAATGGCACGTGGAACAAATTTCGGAAATGAAACAATTAAACTATCAACTGGAATATTTAAACTTGATGCACTTGCAGCGAAATTTGTAAATAGGTTTGGCAATTCTTCTAGTTATATTGCAGATATTGCTGATGCAACTCGTGGAGCAGGAAATATTCCAGGCAGAATTTTCAGCAAACAAAGTTTAAAGACTACAGCTAAAACTTTGGGTTTAGGTCAACAAGCAATTCCTTTTCGGATAGCAAGAACAATAGGTAATTTTATTGAAACACAACAAAAGGCGACTGCTTATGTTACTGCTTTAAAAAAGGGTTTGAATATCGAGGAAGCATTGCATTTAGCAACCCGCGCCGGATTTGATTATCGGGCATTGACGGGTTTTGAAAGTAAAATACTACGGCGTATAATTCCTTTTTATTCTTTTACCAGAAAAAATATAGAACTTCAGTTAAAAACTTTGGGTGAGAATCCGCAGAGAATAAATAATATAATTAAACTTTTAGGAGATATAGATATTGGAGGTAAGGTTTCAACTGAAGAGAAAGAAAATCTAGCAGATTTTCAAAAAGAACAATTTGTAACAAGAATTCCTGGTTTATCAAAATTTGGAGAACGGCAAATTGGTGTTGGATTTGGTACTCCCATAGAACAATTCGCTTCATTATTTGGACGAAATCCGATATTAAAACAAATTAGCTCATTTAATCCCTTAATTAAAGTTCCGATTGAATTGAATATCGGCAAAGATACTTTCCGACAAAGAGATTTGAAAGATTCATATACTGCAAATGAATATAGTGCTGCACCACAATTTCTTAAAAATTTACTTAAAATACGACCAGTAGAAAAAGATGTTTATATTGAAGGTGAAAAAACTGGACAAAAGAAAACAACCTTTGTGGCTGATCCATATAGATTGTTGGTTGCTCGCAGTTTATTTACAGCGAGAGGAGCGAGTTATTTAGATAAAATGTTCGATGGTGATTTACAGGGATTTGCTAAATTTTTGGATTTGACCACAGGCGTTAAGGCCCAAGTGTTGGATGTCGAATCACAAAAATTCTTTAAAGAACGAGACAAACAACGAGAATTAGAAGAAATACTTGATCGTTACGATCTAATTAAAAAATTTGAGAAATATTATGTGCCTAAATAATTAACATGAGCTCCCGCCTGGCCCACACCATTGTTCTCGATCATCAGGATAACTTTCATTATTTATTGCTTGTTTATTAAATACGCCAATTAACCAAAGAATTCCTATATATAAAATTATGCCAATCAAAATCGAAGCCCAAACAGGAACATCAGGATATCCTTTTCGTTTTCGATCTTCATTAAGATTAAGAAGATCAGGTTGTATATCTTGTAACATTATATTATTAACTCTTAAACATTAAGTAATTTTTGTCAAATGCCTCAAGATTTTTCTCAATTAGGTGTAGAAACTTAAAATGTCCGAACTCAATCCCGAAACGGTAGGAATAGGAGCGATTGCCTTAGCCCTCATTGGGCTTGTTTGGAAAATCTGGAAGGAACATTCCAGATTGACTGATAAAGTTGCTGATGTACTAGAAAAAAATGCTGTTAGCCATGAACATCTCAATCAATCAGTCAAGGAAAATACCCAAGTTACTAAACAGACTCGAGATACTTTTTCTAAACTCATCACCCAGATTCTTAAAAGACCAAAAAAATAATGTTGGAACAAATCCTCAATATTGCCATTTTAGTAATCAGATTTCTGATTTTTGTTCCCTTGATTTGGTTTATCACTTGGCAATGGCCGATGAGAAAAATCAATGGTGATGCAATAATTATTAGACGAATTGTATTGAAATTTGTCATTTCCATCGCTCTTTTGATTGGCAATTTGCTGTATAGCAGAATTTGGTTGTTTTTGGGACAGCCAGAAATAGCTCTAAATTTGACTACATCCTTTATTTTTCTTATTACCAATTCAATAGTTTTATTTACTGTGTGGCAAGCGGTTATTGAAATTAGAAAATTAAACAAGAACCAATAAAATGGTTAATAAACAAATAATTGAACAATTAGGAACAGGATCAGTAAAACAACCCAAAGATATTCGGGATTTTCGGGCCGAACCTGTATTTGGAGTTGTGGTCATTGACTGGTCAAAAGAGTTTAGATTATCTGAACCACCGAATGAAAATCAAGATGGTTCTAATTCTTGCGTTTCCCAAGCCTGGAGTTATTATCACTGGCAATTGACTGGTAAAAACTATTCCAGACGGAGTTTATACTCTCGCATATTTTTACCTCAAAGCGGGGCTTATCTGCGGGATGGCGGCAAGGAGCTGACCAGTAAGGGCCAAGCCACCCGCGATGAGGCATCTGATCCAATGCCGCAGACCGAAACTGCCATGCGTTTGCGAGAAGGGATCACTGCTGAAGAGGAAGCCTCGGATATTGAGCAAGCCTATTACGCCTTTCAGGAAGAGGTAATAGATTATTACGCGGTTTCTATCAGGGATTATAAAGGTGTCATATTTGGAGTACGAGGCACTTGGCAAGCCTGGGCTGATTTAACCAATCCAGTTCTGCCAACTGATAATAATTACTGGTATCACGCTCTCTATGGCATGGGTTACCACCTGCACAATGGACAAAAATGTATTATCGCGAAATCTAGCTGGTGTGGGACCCAATCAGGTCATCACGAACATCATATTAAAGAGGATTACTTCAAATCAGGAGGAATTTATAATAATTGGGTTTTAATCCCAAAGGAGACAAAAATCATGATCGAGTTCGTAAAAAACGAATCTATCCCCGGAGAATATGGCATTCTCGTTTCCTCCAAAGTGGGGACACAGTATGTACCTGCTTCCACGCCAGAGGATTTGAAACAAAGAATGCCTAATGTGCCTGTCAATCCTGATGGCACGATTGATTATTCTAAAGCTAGAAAAATAATATTATAACTTATAAGTTATATGTCCAAAAATTTAGCCACATCGATTGGCGAAAAAGAGGACTTGGATATTGATTGGATTCCTCTAGAAGAAGATTTGGATGAGCCTCCTCCTCCTTTTCCTCTCGCGCCAGCTAGTGTTAATCCTTAACATTATCATACGAAACGATTTTTAGTTTTGCTGGCGGTTGTAATTTTCTTACTGATATTCCTTCTGTTATTTGTCAAGAAAGCCAAAAGCCAACCTAATTATGACTTACCTCACCAAATTCATCCTTTGGCTGGCCTTCATCAGGGAGTTTTATACAAAAATGAAGAAAAAACCCGAATGGCCTATGATATTTGGCGAGCCGAACAGCTCGTGGGACGATATGGGGGACAATGCATCATCTTTGCCCGTTTCTTTACTGGAAGAGATGAAGTGGCGGGCATGGCGAAAAATCTTCAAACTAATTCAAATACAGCAAGCATTGGGGCAATCGTTAAAACCCGCGAATCTGCAGATGGCCACGTGGCCGTTGTCCTGGACATCCAGAATGAAGCCATATATGTGGTTGAATCAAACTATAATCTTACCGGACGAATTACGACCAGATGGTTGGAGCTGGGAGATAAAAATATAATTGATTATTTAACTTTTGATTGAGAGGGGGTGAAAAAATGACTTTTTTTCTTACTTTTTTGAAAGGGAAATTAACGTATTTTGTAGCTGGAGTAATAGTTGTTTGGGCTTTTGTTGGTTATTTTTCAGGTAATCATGATTGGGAAGCGGCATCAAAGCTATTATTTGAAGGATTGGCTGTTTTTGGAATAAGGCGAGCTATTACTTAATAGCTTTTAACTGGGCTGGAAGCCATAAAACAATATAGTTTCTTTTTAGAAACTAGGGCTTTATCCAGCCTAGCCAAAAACTATTAAGGAGGAACTATGCGAGTACAGGGAGAATTGTATTGCAAGAGTGTTTACTTAATAATAGTATTGATTTATAATACATTCATGGTAAACAAAACTTGCAATATATGTAGCAGGTCATTTAAGGTGGATAACTATAGAAGGCTTAGTGCAAAGTTCTGTTCGATAATTTGTCGCTCTAAGTGGCAGAGTCAGAACATCGTCCTTAATAAGCACCCTGGATGGAAAGGGGGTAGAATAAGACATTCAGAGGGTTATATGCTAATTAAGCAACCCAATCATCCATTTGCTAATAAGGGTGGTTATCTTCCAGAACATCGATTAATTCTTGAAAAACTTTTGGGCAAATTTATTGACCCACAAAAGTTTCATGTTCACCATATCGATGGGGTAAAGACAAATAATTCTACAAATAATTTGTTGTTACTTAGCCCTCTCGAACATTATAGGATAGAAAAAGGGTGGAAGATAATTGACGGTATATGGTGGAAAACCTGTGGCTTTTGTAAAAGATTCCTGAAAACAGAAGGAAACTTTTATAAAAGGACAACAGGACAATACGTTTCCCAATGTATCGAATGTTGTGCCTTGATTTATGAACAGAAAAAGGAGAAACAAAAATGGTTGCTAAGGAAGAAAAAGTTTGCGACTACTGCCACCTGATTATCAGTCTAGGAATGAAGCACGTAACCTTCAAGAAGCCAGGTACTAAAGGACTTGATCCCAAAGATTACCTGCATTTCCACAGTCGGACTGATGACGATTGTGCCACCAAGCAAATGCGCCAGTCGAATCAGAAGAGGAGAGAAAATGAAAAACATCTATCTCATCTTCTGTGAGCGATGCATGAAACTCACCAAACACGCGTTGGCACACCACGACCACGGGGCCTTTATCATCTGCCTGGAGTGTTATCTCAAAGCACTTCAGATACTCAAACAAAGCTCACCAAGAAGGTCAAATGATGAGGACGCTAAAGACGTTCTCACGTCAATTCTCCTGCCTTAGCCCGCCAGGGCACCGCTTAAGTTCATGCTTAGGCGGTTTTCTTACTTGACAAAATAAGGGGGTATTATTTATTATAATAAATATGGCTACTAAACTTGAAAAAACTTTTGCCTTAGAGGAATTCAAGGAATGGGGCAGAAAAGGCGGATTAAAGACTGCCGAATTATATCCTTTGGAAATTCGCAGAAAATACTGGAAAAGAGTAGGTAGACCCAAAAAGAGACTTGACAAAAAGAAATAGGGGGTATATACTATCTCCGTAAGCTCGTTAATTAACAAATTGTGGATAACCAAAAAGACATGAAATTAGGCAAAGCGTTTGAGCTAGAACAATATGTATTCCACAAAGAAGTGTCGAGTTTGTGGATAACAATACCTTTCTTAATCTTTATGCTATCCCTTTTATGGGATTTGTTAATAAGGTAATTATGAATCTCTTACAAGCCAAAATTTTGAATAGTTATAAAATTGACGATTTAGATAATCCGGATACTACAGAAATCTTGGAAATGACCTTTGATAGTGAAACACGAGATCAATATATCCGCGAATATGAACTCAAGGATTGAAGAACGAATCCAATGCGACTGTTGCATGCAGATGGTCAGAATAGGCACTTTGCGGGAAGGCTCGGCTGAAAGAGGTCCTAGATGGTGCTCGTGGTGCTATTATGGAAGTGGAAACCATCTAACTGAATGTCCGGGCCTTAATCACTCTCAATCATTAAATCTTAATAAGGAGAAGCATGTCAAACTTTCTGCCTGATGATTACAAAAAGATTCCGACCAGTGGCGGTAATTATATGCGTCTCAAAGATGGAGCAAACACTTTTCGGGTCTTGTCATCAGCGATTATTGGCTGGGAATACTGGACAGAGGATAAAAAACCCGTGCGGGCCAAAGAACGATGGCTAACTATGCCTAAAAATATCCGCATTGAAGATGACGGAAGTTATAAGATAAAGCATTTTTGGGCGTTTGCGGTCTGGAACTGTCAAGACAAAGCTGTTCAGATTCTGGAACTCACCCAAGCGACAATCATGCGTGGCGTAAAAGCTCTGGTGGATAATCCTAAATGGGGTGATCCGAAAAATTATGATATTACTATAACTCGGACTGGGGAAGGATTTGAGACAGAATATCATGTAGCTGGCGATCCGCCGCTTGGCCCGACTGATTCTCAAATATTAGCGGCTTATAAACAAAAACCCGTTAATCTGGAAGCTCTATATGACGGCGATGATCCGTTTGCGGCTGAATCAATGAGAATTACAGTAGATAAATACGATGAGGAAATTAAAAAAATAGGAAATAGCATTAAATAATTAAAAGGAAATCAAAAATGCCTACAATCGAAGTCTCGGAGGAGACGTTAATAAAACTCAAAGAGCAACTAGGTGAAGATAGTTTTAAGGAAATCAAATCCTATGAGGATTTAGTCGGAGAAAAAGTCTTTTTTCGCACAGTAACTTACCACGCAATCGGTGAAGTTAAAAAGATTGTCGGACGGTTTGTACATTTGAAAACCGCCTCATGGGTTGCTGATACTGGCAGATTTATGAATTTTATTAGAGATGGAGTGCAATCTAATTCCGAAATTGAACCAGTTGGGGAGATGTTTCTAAATATGGATACTGTAGTTGATTTCTTTATTTGGAAACATTCTCTGCCAAAAGACCAAAAATGATTGGAATAATTGGAAATATAAACACCTTATATTGGTCTAGGTCTTGGTCTGGGTCTAGGTCTTGGTCTGGGTCTTGGTCTAGGTCTTGGTCTGGGTCTTGGTCTAGGTCTGGGTCTTGGTCTAGGTCTAGGTCTGGGTCTAGGTCTAGGTCTGGGTCTAGGTCTTGGTCTGGGTCTAGGTCTAAATAATTAAAATTCAAAAACCAACATGAAAATCAACAAAAACAAACTAGCCACTTATCTCGTAATCGCTCTTTTGATCCTCATGACTTTAGGCATTATCTGGAATGGTCTGGGGCTTCTCTACGCAGAAAGCGAAAATCTGTTCTTTAACTACTTTTATGGCCGAGCAATGAGAGATTATCAGTTTATCGAGTACAAAGCCAAGCAATTATCGGAATTGCCCGTAGAGGCCATTATCTCGCGTGTGTGGGGCAATGAGGCTAAAACCGCCATAATGGTCAGCTGGGCCGAGAACGGGGCTAGAAAGTGCGATTTAGAGGTCGCAGAGCCTAATGGCTCGGTATCCTATGGGATTTTTATGCTAAACAGCGTGCATTTCAAGAAAGGCTACACGGAAGCGGATTTCAAGGATTGCGTCAAGAATGTTCAGATCGCCAAGAAGTTCTATAACGAGAGCGGCTGGCATTTGTGGAGCGCTTGGAGGAATAAAAGCTATCTGGCTTATAAGAAATAAATGTCACTTAACCAACAATTAGTGGATTTAATAAAAAAACAAGGTCGAATCCATTGGAAAGATTTAGAAAGATTCTGCGATAAAAATGGTTATCGCTGGGCCGATAACGGCACAAAAAGACTAAGAGAAGTCAGAGAAACGCACCACCCGAATTACGACCCAGAAATTGATGTCGAATATTACAAGGATTCAAAGATTATAGAGTTTTATGTTTATCGGCCAGTTAAAGAATGGTGGAAAGAGGCCCGTTATCAGCACAAACAGCCCGCACCTTTACAACCTTTATTTTAACTCTGCGAACCCTCTCCTCTCCCAGTCGGAGAATCAACCATTACTTCAGTCTCGAAGATGGGAGAGGACGGGTTGGCGGATGTGGACAAGCTCCTTGACAAATAAATAGAATGGATTATGATGTATCTAGTAAGTTGAAATTTGACATTTTACTGGATTCCGCTTATTATCTATAGAGTCCCTAGATGGGGATTCTCTGGCGGAATCCAGAGTCTCCATCTAGGGATTTTAATTTACTCGTGAGTTTTAGTGGTCATACGATAGTTTGATCCTACCCCGGGGAACGGACTACCCATCTACTAGCAAAGGCTAGAGCTTAACAACGCCGTCGCTCACAAACTTCTTTTTCTCTTTTTTCTTATAGTGAGCGGGGGATATTGCACCACAATAGCACTACCATGGCACTACAATGCGAAATAAACATTACAAAGGTAGAAATTTTAGATTATCAGACGAGATTTATGAATCCTTGCAGGAATTAAAAAATACTTTAGAAATAAGTTGGAATTTGCTTTTTAAGAATTTATTAAATGACTCTAAACGAACTCAAAAATCTAGAAGGCACAAAAGCCGAACGTAAAAAACTTTGGCAACTTTGTGAAGAAAAGAAACTGAAATACGTAGACGCAGTAATGATTTTAAGATATTGGTCGAAACGAAAAAACAAAGATACTTTAATTGACGAAATCGGAAAAGCCCAATTTACAGAAATATTCGGCAATACGCCCGAAGTGGTAAAGCAAAGTGAAGAATTATTTGGATGAAAATTAACGAAATAATAATGGGAGATACTTTGTCAGTTTTGAAAACTTGGCCTGATAATGTGATAGATTGCATCATCACATCGCCGCCGTATTGGTCCTTGAGATCATATCTTCCCAAAGACCATCCCGATAAGCCGAAAGAGATTGGGCTTGAACCGACATTCAAAGAATACTTGAATAAATTATTTGCGATTTTTGAGGAGACAAAACGGGTTTTGAAACCGACTGGCAGTTTATGGGTAAATATGGGGGATAGTTATGGTACTCACGCATCTGCTGGTGGTAAAGGACAGTTTGGTTTGAATATGATGGATGATAGCAGGAGTGCTAGGAGTTGGAAAAAACCAAACTTGGGCTATGAAAAATCCCTCATTGGTCAGCCATGGCGATTGGCCCTGAAACTGATTGACGATGGTAAGTGGATTTTAAGAGCGGATATAATTTGGGCGAAGCAAATTTACTTCGGCAAAGAACGAAAAACGAAAGGATCGGCAATGCCATCAAGCGTGAAAGATCGGGTGAATATGACCCACGAGCATTTGTTTCATTTCACGAAAAGCAAGAAGTATTTTTACGATTTAGACGCGGTGAGGATAAAACAGCAAACTTTTGAGGATAGACCAGATGGTTTTACTCGCAGTAGAGAGTTCAAATATAATAGCAAATTTTTAGAGGATTATTCGCCACAGACCAAACAATCGGGTCACAGGTTCAACTATCGCGTCCAATCAGTAGCGGCCGGAAAAATCAAAGGGCCGCAGTTTAAGGCGAGCGAGGAGGAGATAAGGAATTATCGTGATGAAAGAGCAAAAAAAGCAACAGAGGAAAAAATGATAACTTTTTATAGCCATTCTAATCGTGGTGAAGAATATAACAATCCCAATGGCAAAAACATTCCTTCGGTCTGGCTCATCGGAACTGAACCTTCCAAAGAACTGCATTTCGCTAAATTCCCGGAAGGGTTAGTGGAAATTCCGATAAAATCTACTTGTCCGAAAGATGGGATAGTGTGTGATATTTTTATGGGTTCAGGGACCGTGGCTAAAGTTGCTAGATATTTAGGAAGAAATTTTGTAGGAATTGAATTGAATGGAGAATATATTAAATTGGCAGAGAAAAGATTAGCACAGCAAGTTCTGGGATGACCAAATCTGAACGCAAAGAGTTGAACGCACTTTTACATGAATTATTGAGACTGCGGGATAAATCGTGTCTGCGGTGCGGTAATCCAGAATTTCAATTAAGCCACGTTAAACCGAAAGGAAAATATCGTAAACTAGAGTTCGATTCAAAAAATATCCTTGCACTTTGCTTTTCTTGCCATTTGGGATGGTGGCACAAGGATGTAACCGAGGCTGGGGAATGGTTTGAAGAAAAATATCCTGAACGATACAAATATTTACTGCTTCGTTCGCAAGCAAGTGGACAAGGAACAAGAAATTATAAATTATTAAAAGTTTTTATTAGCGAGGAGATAAAAAAATATGGAACAATCACTCACAAATGAAACAATCCCTAATTGGTATATTTGTGTCCATTGTGGCGAATATATCGGTAAGATTAAAAAGATGTATTGTCAATATTGTACAACGGTCACACAGCGAAAAGAAATAGATAAGCAGAATGAAGAAATTTTTGCTAAGCATGGACTACAATATAGCCATAAAAAGACTTAGAGATGTTGCTCTTTCGCCAGGAGAGCTTTCGGAGCTAAAAGCATGGATGGCGGCTGAATATGCCTTTTTGGCAGGACAAATGGCTGATATATTGTCCCTGAAACCCCAGGAATGGGCTAGGTTGCGTGAAAAGGCCACAAGTGATAGTCAGGCCGAGAAAGCGTGGGAACTCATGCCAGAGGGCAAATTTGAGCTTTCAGCGAGATACCGAATGAAAGGTTTAACTGCTATGATGAGCGCGATAAATACCAGAATAAGAATTTTGGAAGGCGAATCAAAAGCACAATTTTAATAGAAATCAATAATTAAAGAAAGGAGAAGCAGATGAAGAAAAAAATAACTACATTTGGAGAAGTACTCTGTAGTAAGACTGGATGCAAAAAGGTAATTGGCCATAAAGGATACAATGGAAGAGTTCGCTGGTACGAAGGCGTTCATCAATGCGGATATTTTTCTACTTGTAGCGATAAACATTTAAAAATGGCGATGGACAGGCAGTAACTCTAAAAGAAGCGAAATGATTCTAGATAAGGGATACCAAAAGCTAAACATTAACCTCGATGGAATCTGAATAAATTCACAATAATCCTTTTAATCTTTTCTATAATAATTGGGACATGTTTAGGAAAAATTGTTAAATCTATGATAACACAAGAATGTCAATCTCTCTTTTATGTTTTTGAAGTATGTGCAAAGAAAAACCCCCATGACCAAATCTAACACCAGAAAAGAGGGAGAGAACCCAACAATAAAACATTCAATGAAATGCCCGAAACTGTATGGGCAGGAGTGTAATTGTAATCCTCAACCAATTACCCCTCCTCCACAAGAACATTATCTAGACAGTCGAACTCCCGAAGAACGGGTCGAAGATATGAAAACATTTGAGGAAAGTACAACAACATCTCCCCCACAAGAGCAAGAATGGGAGGAGAGATTTGATAGGATCGCACCAGCACAATTAGAGATCCCTTTTGGCACATTTAATTTAGAGCCAGTTATTTCTCCGATTAAAGAATTTATTAGACAACTCCTCTCCCAAACTCAAGCTGAAGTAATCAGGGAGATGAAGAAAATGATCCTAGAAAACCGTAAAGACTCTTTATGGGTTGAACAGAATCCCGAAACAGAGGAATTTGAGATTGCTGAACCAGACTTGGAGAACCATTTATGGGGTGAGGATATGGCTTTTGGCTACAATCAAGCTCTACAAGATTTAGAGGCTAAATTAAAGCAGAAATATGACCTTTTAAATCTTAATTACTAAACAACATTGCCATTGATTAAGTCAATGGTTTCTAGCAAAAACAATGAATGGGCTACACCGCAAGATTTATTTGATAGATTGAATGATGAGTTTCACTTCACGTTAGATGTAGCAGCCACGCATGAAAATGCTAAATGCAGAAATCATTTTACAATAGAAGATGATGGGTTAAAACAAGACTGGGGACAAAATGTATGCTGGATGAATCCGCCGTATGGGGGAAACACAGGTAAGTGGATTGCTAAAGCATGGTTAGCTGGTCGAAAAGGCGCGACAGTTGTATGTTTGATAGTTAGTTCAACAGATAGAAGCTACTGGCACGATTATATTTTCCCTTATGCGTATGAAATCCGATTTATTCGTGGCCGATTGAAATTTGGTATGGCTACCTCGACAGCCCCATTCGCTAGCGCATTAGTCGTTTTCAATGGAATAAGTAGTCAGACACAACCTCGGATTGTATATCAACAAAAACAAACATTAAATCTTAATTACTCATAAAGGAGAACATTGAAGAATGAAAATAGAAAATGAAATCAAATTTTGGAAAGAAGCCAAGAAAATTATCCGTCAAGGATACGGTAAGTCGTGTAAAGAGTTTAATTTAAGTTGTTCAGCTTGTCAGGCGAATCTTGTTTATTCTTGGATTGATAATCATATTGCATTATTGAAATGGAAATGAAAAAAACAATCATATTTCCTTCAACCAACAGGGTTCATTTATCAAGACAACAAAGAGAAAGAATTGAGAATAAATGGCTACTTTAAGACAAAAAAAGGCTCTAGAAAAATTGGCTGAAAATGGCGGAAGATCAGTAAGTCGAGCTATGGTTGAAGCAGGGTATAGTCCGATGACTGCTAAACGGCCTGATAAATTAACTAAAAGTAAAGGATTTCAAGAACTGGCAAGAGAATATTTACCAGACAATCTGCTTTTAGAAAAACATGTTGAAGGCTTAGAAGCCACTAAAATTATTATTTCTCATACTGAACCTGACAAAGAAGTTCCTGATTTTTTGATAAGACATAAATATCTTGAAACAGGATACAAAATCCGTCAGAAATTAGTGGACAGTGATGTTAAAGACGAAAAAATTATCGTTAATTTGATTCAATTTAATGCCCCAGATAACACTGCCCCACAACATAGATTTCAGGCGAAGACCGTATCAGTGGCAAGTGATGGCTCATCCGGCAAAGTACAAGTCGTTGATTTTGCACCGGAAAGCGGGGAAAACAGCCCTCGCGCTTAATAAACTCATTTACGAGGCTTTCAAAAATCCAAAGAAAGTTTTTTGGTATGTTGCGCCAACTTATAGACAAGCTAAAGAGATTATTTGGCGTGATCCAGAAATGTTGCAAAAGTATTTACCGATGGAAATTGTTGATAAGAAAAACGATACGGAATTGGTGATTTATCTTAAAAATGGATCAGTCATTGGCGTCAAAGGGGCAGATGAGCCTGATAGTTTAAGAGGGCCGAATCCTTTAGGCGTAGTTTTAGATGAATTTGCTTTGATGAAAAAAGTAATATGGGAAGAGATTATTTCGCCGATCATGTTTGCTAACCCAGATGCTTGGTGCTGGTTTATAGGAACACCTAAACCAATAGGCATGCATTTTCAGCAATTACATGAACGAGCTAAAACTCTTGAGAATTGGCTTGCTTTGATGCAAACTGCTGAACAGACCAAAATCATTCCAGAGTCTCAATTGGCGGAGGCTAAAAAAACAATGACCGAGATGGCTTATCGTCAAGAATTTTTATGCGAATGGTTCACTGAAGGCGGCGTAGTGTTTCGAGGGATTGAACGATGTTTGGAAAATAAAGTTTATGAACCAGACTTGCCTGATCCACGATTTACTTATCAGTTTGGCATTGATTTGGCGCAATTGGTTGATTGGACAGTTAAAATTGGGATTAACATTCAACGACAACGAATCGGGTATTTTGAGAGATATAATCAGCTCGATTATCGTACCCAGCGAGCAAGAATTGAAGCGGTGTTGCGGCGTTATGGTAATGCTTTGGCGAATGTAGATCAAACTGGAATTGGGGAGGTAATTACTCAAGATTTGCTGGATGCCAATCTTAATATCAATGGCATTAAATTCACCGAAGCTATAAAGCGAGACTTGATCAATAATCTTGCCATAATGATGGAACAAGGACAAATTAAATTTCCTAATATTCCCGAACTTATTGAAGAATTGCGGATTTTTGGATTTGAAATTATGCCTTCTGGACGGATTCGCTATGGAGCGCCGGAAGGCTATCACGATGATTGTGTGATTGCTTTGGCTTTGGCGGTTTGGAATTTACCAGGAAGATTACCAACTTTTACCCAGTTATCGGCAATTGCTAAAGAGACAAACCGAATTTTAGAATCTGGAGAATATAAAGGACAGAATGTAATGGGTGGAGATCAAGAATAATGGAGATGAGTGCGACAGAGCGAGCGATTATTGAGCTGATCCGCGAAATGCGGCCCTTTGAGAAATTAGAAATTACCAAAGACCAGCTAGGAAGACCCGAATATTATATCCTCGTTCGTTCTCAAAAATTGGTGATTCATAAAAATCAAAAACAATATCTACGCTATGACTTGACAGTGGGAGAATAGTCTGCTAATTTTGAGATAGCAAACTGAATATTGCCTACGGAAAGACCGAGGAACGTTTCGCAAGAACTGCGAAAGTCCTCGGATTTTTGTTATGGAGATAAAGCTTTCAGAGAAAGAAATAGAGGGATTGCGCCGCCTAGCTCGCGGTTATCACGGCAAAACTCTCATAGATTATCTAAACCGATTAGTCAATGAGCTTAAAGATTTGACTACTTTGAAAGAAACTGAAGCGGAAAAACTTTTCATTGCCCATAAAGGTCGAGAAGAGGCTATAAAGCTGATTCAGGATAATTTAATAGATTTTTTAATTAAACTTAAACCTGAAATCGAAGAGCAAAATTTTGGAGAGTACGAATAAATGGCATACCATCATCATTCCAAAAAAGCACGCAGTTTTGTAAGCGCAAAAATCAGAAAGATAAAAAAGGAAGGGATAAGAGATCGAAAGGTGCCAACTAAACAAGCTATCGCTATCGCTTTATCAATGGCTCGTAAAAAAGGACTTAAAGTGGGAGGGAAAAGGAAAAAGAAATATGCAAGATGATACCAAAACCCCAGTCGAGGAAACTCCAGAAGTTCCAGAAGTTCCAACTGAAGAGACTTCGTCTGAATCTACTCCCTCCGAATAATCGGAGTGAGTGATGTTTAGAGGAATTAACCTCATTAAAAATTAAGGAGCTATCCAGAATAGCAATAAGGAGCCATCCAAAATGGCAGAACAAGAAGAGTTGCAGGACTCACCAACACCTGAAGAGGAGTCGGTAACCTCATCTGAAGCCGAAGAGGCGGAAGGAGAAACCCCGCCAGAAGATACAGTCTCCAGGGCCGAGTTTGATAAAGTTTATGCTCGTGCCAAAAAAGCTGAAGACGCAATGAAAGAGTATAGGGAACAGCTTGCCGTTCTGAAACCGAAACCTAAAACAGAGACAACGATTCCCCAATTTGACCCAGAAGAAATTGAATCCCGCGTGGATTTACGCTTGCGAGGTTATAACAAAGAAGAGATTGATTATGCTAACCGCTACGCAAAGGCAGCGGGACAGAAATTGGGTGAAATAATCAACGATCCATTCGTGCAGGGAGGAATTGAAAAGGTACGAGAAAGAGCGAAAGTCGAGCAGGCCAAGCCCGCTCCTTCTTCAAGAGCCGCAGTCCAGAAAGAAGAAGTAAGTTTTGCCAAATTGCCGATGAATGAACAACGGCGAGTATGGTCTGAAGCTTTGGCTAAACGTCAACGTTCTGGACAAACTTTTGAGTAAGGAAGCTAAAAAAAGAAATATAAGAAATGACAGGAACTAATACTTATAGTGCTGCTGATCTAGTAGCAGTTATTCCAGAAATTTGGACACCGGTGGTTTTGGAAGCCTATTTTGCCAAGACCGTAGCTGGTAACTTTTTCCTTGATCTCTCTGATGAAGGAAAAGGTGGAGGCGACATCTTCCATGTAGCGGACATCTTTACCAACGTTTTGACTTCGGCGGCCAAAACTGCCGCGGCAGAAGTTACTTTGGTAAGTCCTGCTTCGGTGGATATCAGCATTACGGTTAATACTTGGCGTCATATAGCTTATCTGATTGAGGATTTAGAGCTTCAGCATTCGCCTGATGGTTACCAGATCGTTCGTAGATTGGCGGAACAAGGTGGTCGAGTATTGGCTGATGATTTAGAAGATAACCTTTTGGCCCTTTGGTCTGGCCTTTCCCAAACAGGGGGATCAACTGGTTCGGCCGTAACCGATCTTCAGATCAGAACAGCAATTAGAACTCTGGACGCCAACAATGTTTCCAAAGAGAATCGCGGCTGGTTTATTCACCCGCGAGTTTTTTGGGATCAGATTGCGGCTTTGGCCAAGTTCTATGACGCCTCGATTCGCGGGCCTAATACCATGCCAGGGCCGACAGTAACAGGAAACTTTGGAGATTTTGATCTGAATCGAGGTCTCTATGGCTACCTTTACGGCGACCCAGTGTTTATTACCACGAACGTAGTGACCAACCTGACAGCTTACCGAAATATCTACGCTCACCGTGATGCTTTTGGTTTCTTGGTAATTACGCCTGGCGGAAATCGTGTCCGGATGCAGAGCAAATATGTCCTAGAAAACTTAGGCATTTTGACTGTTATGGATACGATTTACGGTTCAGCCGAATTGCGCGACCTGAATGGCTATGTCCTAAATGGATCAACCACTGCAACTGCTGCTTAAAGATTGGAAGAGTGGGCCACCAGCTCTTTAACTCAATGGTGGCAATCCATGGATTTAGAAGAAAAAAAGAAAAAGCTGAACTCGGAAATGCCCTTTTTATGTGCTAGTTGTTGGGAAGGTTTTACAAATAAAAATGAATTCCAAATACATCGCAAAACCCATGATAACCAAATTGATTTTGGGATAATTCCGGAACAAATCTTTTTGTTTCTCACCCACGATGAAAGAATAGTAACTCTAAATGCAAAACATGCTCTGGAATGGTTGGAGAATCGGCAAAATTTCAAAGAGTATTTGGGGATGATTGAAACCGCTGATGATTCAATCCTGGATAAAAAAGTAGAGGAAATCCGAGCTATGAATCTGCCGAAATTAAAACCTCGCGAAATGAGACGAACCATCAGTGGGCGGTCAATCGGCGCAAATGTGCCTTATAGTCGTTTGAGCGATGTGATATGAGCGGTTTAGATGTAAAACTGGCGAAATTAGCTAAGCAACTTCCGAAAAGTTTAAGAGACAAAATTACGCAAAGAGTTGATGTTTTCAAGGAACAGCGCGAACACTTAAACGAATTGGCAAATAAGCGAGGAATGACCATAAAACAAAGAGAAGGGCTTATCCGCTTAAAGAATCAAGAATACTTATATAAACAAAAAGAGGAAGTCAACCAAGAAGTGGCAAAGAAAATGGATAAAGAATTGAATAATTTAATCAAAACAAAAATCAATCGGGGGGAGCTCAATTTGAACGAAGGTCGAAAAGAATATTTAAGATTTATGAATTCAAGGAGATAATATGCCGCTTTCAACAAATGAATTACCAATCCCGGAAGACGTGGACGCCAAAAATGCTACCATGCCGCAAGCTAATAAAGAACTTTTTGTCAAAAGAATCGTGGCAGAGGGAATGAAGTTTTTGAGCAATCGTTTTCGTAAAGTTGGAAAATTGGAAATGGAAAAAGACCAAGATAAATATACTGGCCGCATTTGGCCCGGACACTAAATGCCAATCACTTTTGATAATCGGCCTTTGGATAAGAATATCTTGTCCAAGGTTTTAACTGAACAGACGGAAAAGCTGGAACGGTTGCGGATTGATCGCTCATTTTTGGAATTTAATCAGGCCATGGGCGGAAAATATGCGGCTAAACTAACTAACATCCGCAGTGAAATTGAAGTGATTAAAAAGTTTATTGAGTATTTGGAAATGAAATTGAGAGAATAATATGCCGCAAGCCTATGATCCAAGAGTTAATAAGCTTGGATATACACAAAATACCATTACTTTGTCTGACACCACAGAAACGATTTTAATTTCCGCTGGGGGAGCAGGCGTTTTCCATGATTTGACTTTGTTATGGGTGACAAATTCTTCCGTAACAGCAGTCAGGGTAGATTTTAGGGATGCAACTGGAGGAACTGTTAGATTCTCTTTAGCTTTAGCAGCAAATGGAGGGGCAGTCCCTCCAATTTTGATTCCGATTGCGCAAATTACGGCAAATAATAATTGGACAGCACAATTATCGAGTGCTGTGACTGATGTAAGAATCTTTGCTCAAATGGTGAAAAATGTATAAAGGTCGAAAATTATCATTAACTTTTAAGGAGAACAAAAAATGCGCAAATACGCGATTGAAGGTCAGGCTGCTGCCGGGACTAATTTGACCATCCTTCAGTTGGTCGCAGCCACAACTACCAGAGGTTGGATTTACGATATTATTGTTGGTTCAGATGCTACGCCCGCAGATGTCGCAACTGAATTTAATGTGATTCGGGGGACAGTCTCTGGAACAGGAACTGCGGTTACACCTAGATCATTGGATGGCGGAAACCCCGCTGCCTTGCTTGCTGGGGAACAAGGAACCTTTACCGGTCAAACAAAAACTGCTAGCAGTGCTTTGCTCAACATTGCTCTAAACCAAAGAGCTACGTTTCGATGGGTAGCGGCACCCGGTGGTGAATTAGTAGTGCCCGCTACTTCTGATAACTGGGTTGGATTAGAAAGCATTGCTTCAGGCGGAACGCCGAATATCAACTGCACAATCCATTATGAAGAATAATTCTTCATAAAAGTTGTAACTATGCAAGATTTAGAAGGCAAACCTTTATATCATTTCCAAGAATGTCCGACTTGCAAGGAATGGAAAGAAAAGGAGCTAGAGGAAGTAGTTTTGGAAAATGGATATTCTAAAAAACGCTTGAAAGGCGTTCTTCCCTGTCAGGGATGTTGGCAAGATATTGAACCAATCCCAGAAGTGCCTTTTGGTTATCAAGGGTTAATTACTCACCATTGGCATATTCGTTCCCAGAATCTGCAAACCGGTGGTCTTGGTATTCAGGGCATACTTAAACGACTATGCCCTGTTTGTTATAGGAAAGAATGGATTGTTGTTTATCCCGATTTACCTTGCAGAGTATGAACAATGAGTTGTTTGGAGTTCCAGGGGAACAAGAATTTAAGCCATTGGCGGTAAAAAAACCAGCAGGACATATTTTTCTTGATAACAAAGTTATTGCTGATACTTTACAATGCAAGCATTGCGGTATACATTGGATTCCCATCAAAGGTAGTAAAAAAAGGCGAGGTTTTTGTATGAAATGTTTTGGAACAACTTGCGGCAAACTGGCTTGCGATGTCTGTATCCCTTTTGAAGTAAAACTGGACATTCACGAAGGGAAAAGTGCGGGGAAATGGTGGAAGGAAGTTGAGTTAGTGAAAAAGAAAAGAGATAGTTTTATTTAATATATAAATATGCCAGTCTTACAACCTTCCGAATACGATATTTCTTATTTTGACCCGCAACTGACTTCTCTGCGGCATAACGCAGGCTATTCTTTGGGCTACAAAAAATGGCCTCGGATAAACGATGACTTTGTGCCTCACGCTGAAAGCACGGGTGAGTTTTACGGGGATTTAGGAAAATATCTTGTCCAAAAGTTTAACCTCGCTGGCAAAAAGATTCTTGATTTGGGCTGTGCCAAAGGTTTTGTGGTAGAGGGGTTGCGAAACGCTGGTGCTGATGCATGGGGACTTGATGTTTCCGATTACGCCGTGAACGTAGCCGAACCAGCAGTCAAGCCATATTTGATAATCGGGGATGCACGGACAGCTTTTTCACAATTCAACAACAATGAATTTGATATTCTGTTTTCCCGTTGGACGCTTTCTTGTTTTGATGATGCGGATTTACCCGCTCTGATTTCAGAGATGAATCGGATAGCCAGATTGCAAGTCCATCTTATCTGGGAAGACTTTATGCCAAATTACTATAATTGTAAACCTCTGGCTGATTGGAAAGCGATGGGATTTAAAAAAGGCACGATTCTGATTCCGAAGAATAGAGTTAATAATTTCTTGACTAAATAAAATGGCGGCGGTTCAAGTAACATCGGTAAATACTAATAGGCAGATAAACAGTTCAAGAGTAAGTGTCCGTACTTCCGCAGGAATACCATATGTTATTGTCAACCAAATTTTAGGAATAATACAAGTTTTTAAGGGAAATTCTGTAACTCCAACTTCTTTTACTATACAAGATGATGCCAATGACCCTGCAGGGACAACATATGGGTCTTCTTCTGCGGCTATTGACTCAACGGGAGTAATTCACATTTCTTACCACTACTACAATGGTAAGACATCCGAACTTCGCTATGTTACCTTTAACACTGGGACAGATACTTTCTCTGGCGATGCACAGCTTGTAGCAGACATTGGTGGCGATCCGACAGCTATCACCAATCTCTACACGGCCATAGCGATTGACTCAAATAATGTCCCACACATAGCTCACTCCCAATTCCCAAGCAAAGGCGGCCTGCCCTCGCTTTACTACATGAACAAAGTGGGCGGAGCTTGGAATGCGGCGGTGGAGATTGAGGGAGGGACGAATGGGAATGAATGTAAACATTACGACATTGCGATTTCTGAAGATAACATTCCAGAAATTTCATATGTTAATGACACTGATGGGGATTTAGGTGCGGCTCTTGGTAATGTCAATAATGCTACATCCTTTACTTTATTCGATCCTGATATAACTGCTGTTACTTCAAATGTTACTTCTATCGTTATAGATTCAGCAGGCAATACATACATAGGATATGAAGATATTAATCCTAAAATAGTTGAACATCTTGACGCAGATGCGTGGACAACATGGCAAACACCGATTGCTCCTGCCACTGGTATTATGAACTCTACAAATATTTTATCAATAGTAGCAAATGGGACAGATATATATGTTTTTTATGAAGACGACGGACATGATATTTCCTACAATAAATATACTGGAAGTTGGGGTTCTCCAGTTGAACTCGAAACTGGCACCTTCAACACCGCTAAAGCAAAGTGGGCGAGATATGTAGATTATGATTCTTCGGGAGCAAACAGGGCGGGAGCTGGAGGAAGATTGGAACTTGACTACACCTTCACCGATGAAACAGCCAGTGCTGATGTGTGGTTTAATAGTTTGAGCTTAGTGACTCTTGATGTCGCGACTATCGCGGCTTACGCGGTCGTTGCTCCAAGCATTATCAATTCACCAATAGGCACGGTTGGTTATTAAATATGCGCATAAACAGAAGAAAGTTTTTACAATATCTCATCCGTGTTGAACCACGGATAACTTCGTTTGGGGAAGATTTCCAGCATGTGGTTAAGTGGTTTGTCCAGCATTTTAATCAAGCCATCAGACGAAAAAGAAGTCCGGAGCGCTATCCTTTTCTTTATTGGTATACTGAAACGCCAGTCGCCGCAGAAGAAATTACTCTTGATAAATGGTATGTTCAGCCTTCTGAACGAGTTGGTCAAGCTCGCGACAAAAAGCGCTGGCAGTTTCTTTATCCGTTTTTTGAGATTGATGCCAATCTTTTAACGCAAGGGGAAGATTTCCAGCATGTGGTTAAGTGGTTGCCAGGTTTCCCTGATATTGTCTTTGACCGCAAACGACAGCAATGGAGTTATCCGTACTTTAATATTGATACCAATATACTCACGCAAGGCGAGGATTTTCAGCATGTAACAAAGTGGTGGCAGCCTGCTTCTGAACCCAGATGGGATAAACCTAGAAGGCAATGGTATTTTCCAAATTTCTTTGGATATATTGAAGAGGAAGCACCAGAAGAGCCGAATGTTCCTGAATGGTATCAACAACAATTACCGAGATTTGACAAAAAGCGCTGGCAGTTTTTGCATCCCAGCTTTGAGATTGACAGCAATCTTTTAACGCAAGCTGAAAATATTACTCTTGATAAATGGTATCACCCAACAGGAGAACCTCTTTTTGAAATACCAAATAGAAATATTGCTTATCCGTCCTTATTCTTTGACCCTAATCCAGTAGTAGTTGCGGAAGTTACAGTTGATAGTTGGCATCCAGAAATTCAAAGACCTCTTAAAGGTAAAAAGCCTAATTACACTTTCACTTATCCTAGTTTTGTTACTGATCCTGGTTCAGCGATAGAAGTAACAATAACAGTTGATATGTGGGGACAGGCAATTAGTTGGCCGTTGCAAAAATTAGTTAGCAGTAGAGATGCGCTTTATACAACCTCAATCAGTCAACCTTTAATAACTGGTGGAAATAATCAATTGATGCTGGTTGGAGTCGGTACATGAGGATTGTTGGCGCAATGGTAGTGGGAGCAGGAGAAGGCGAAAAATGGTTAGATCAATGCCTAGAGCAGCTTCATGGATTATGCGATAAGGTCGTAATTTGCCAAAATAAAACTGATTTCAAAACTAAACGGATAATTTTTAAACATAAATTTCTAACCTATGAAGATAATCGGGAATGGGGAAAAGAACAATGGCGAATCAAACAAAACCTTCTTGAGCAGAGGATTGCGCCGCTCAAGCCTGATTGGATTGTGGCACTAGATGCAGACGAGTTCTTTGATAAAAGATTTACCAGAGCGAAAGCCGAGGAGCTGGCCTCAAAACCTTATGACGTTGCTTATTATTTTTGGTGTGTAGAATTGTGGGATAAAGAAAATCAGTATAACCCCGATTATTTGTTTGAGGATATAAGATTTTATAAGTTTTTACCGCAGACAGGATTAAATTTCAAAAATCAGCCAGTACACGGAGGAATTGCGCCTGAATATGCCTACAATTGGGGAACTCATACCGATTTAATTTTTAAGCATTATGGGCTTCTAAAATTAACGGATCGGCAAGCGAAGGTCGAACGCTATAGAAAATATGATCCAGAAGGGAAATATCTGCCGAAGACTTGGTATGAAGGATTACTTTCATCAAATTCTCTAAAACCTTTTGTGGAGGAGGAGTTTGTGAAAAATATCGCGCCAGTTAAATTTCGGCAAAAACCTATGCCATTTGCAAAACAATCAGAACAATCAAAAAAAGTTTGGAAGTTTCTTAACCCTCATGGGGTTTTGATCACTCTGGATAAGGAAAAACATTTTGAGGAAACGAGAAAACGGCGTGGTTTTCAGTTTTTGGGAGAGGAAACTCTTGGAGTTTTTGATCGAGAAGAAATACCGGTGGTAGAGAAGACAGAAGAAAAACCAAAACCGATGTCTTGGTCATGCGATCAATGCTCTTTGGTGGCTTATTCGGAAGTGGGGCTTAAAATTCACAAGAGCCGGATGCATAAATGACAAATGAAAAGTGGAGGAAGTATCAGGCTTGGTTGAATTATCCGGCTAGTTTAACTTCTAAAGATGAAAGTAGAAGGAAAGAAGCACGGGAATATATCAGTAAAGCCACGCAAGGTTTTGATAAAAATTGGGAGATTTTGGTTTTGGGGTGTGGAGATGGCTATGAAGTTAAAATGATTAAAGAGGCAGGTTTTAATAAAATCAAGGGCATTACTTTTGCTGATCAAGAATACCAAAATGCTAGGACAATGGGGTTGGAGGAAGAAGTCGTACAGGGAGATATTCACGAATTGCCCTTTGCAAATGAAATTTTTGACGCGGTAATTTCCAAAGAAACTTTAGAACATCTATTATCCCCTTTCATTGCTTTGTGTGAAATCAACCGGGTAATGAAAATTCACGCTAAATTTGTCCACTATATTCCCACTGGTTCGGATAAACAACGAGATTGGTATCATCTAAATTGTTTTCCAGAATATATCTGGATAGATTTAATGCATAAAACGGGTTTTGAGGTAAAAAAAGTTTTTTCTGACATAGCTCAACTCCGTTATGAAGGAAATAAATTGAAAAACAAAGATTCGATAAATGAAGCGGAACTTTATGATTTAGGATTGTATATGGCCAGAGTCAGACAATAAAATATGAGACTTTGTTACATTGCCAATCATCATAATTTTGGAGTTGATGACACAGAAGGTCATATCACTTATGGTTTTCGTCAGAGAGGCTGGGTAGTCATGGAAATCATGGAGGAAAATTATAGAGAAGCACAAAACATGGAAGTTGATTTGTTGTTGTTCCATCACTGGGATATTCCTGAACGATTGGAATTTATAAAAACTCACCCGGCTAAAAAAAAAGCCTTTTGGTATTTTGACAAAATTTATGGACAGAAAAGACCTCAACTTATTCAAGAAAATTTGAAAGTTATAGATTACGCCTTTATAGGAGATGGCAGTTATGCACAAAATAATCCTCATTCCAAATTTCACATTTTAAGGCAAGGAATAGGGGATAGATTGGTTGCACAAGGACTGGGTATAGCCAAACCAGGGGTCTATAAGGCCAAAATTGCGTTTGTGGGAGGCGTTTATAGCGCAGAACGAGAGAAATGGGCTACCGACCTAAAAATGCGCTATGGTGAGGATTTTCAAGTTTATCAAGGAGTATATAACCGGGATTTGTTTGATTTATGTACTACCGTGCCAATTATAATTGGCCCAAATTATCCGGTAGATAATCATTATTGGGGTAACCGGGCATATCTGATAACTGGCAGTGGGGGATTTTTGATCCATTATGCTTGCCAGGATTTACAAGAAGAATTTTCTGAATTGGTCTTTTATGAAAATATGGAGGATTTATATCAAGAGATTGACTATTATCTCTCGAACGAACAGAGACGAAAGGAAAAGCAAATTGAACAGTTTGGAAAGGCGAAACAATTATCAATGGCATTTCGAGTAAAACAGCTTTTGGGGATGTTATGAAAATCGGATTGGTAGCACGGGCAGATAATACGGGATTGGGGATGCTGTCTTGGGAGTTCTTTGAAAATTTAAGAGAATATATGGCTAAAGTAATTATTTATGATGGTGGGGCATTCCAGATTTTTCCTGAACGGTTTGACAATCCAGAGATTATAACTAAAGATCAAATCCCTGATGATTTTTTAGAAGGAATTGACCTGATTTTAGCCATTGAAACGCCTTATGATTGGAGTATTTTTGGCAGAGCTAAGACAAGAGGTATTAAAACGGTTTTGATTCCCATGTTTGAATGCAATCAAAAGCCGCTTGAGGCTTATCCTGATTTGATTGTTTGTCCTTCGCAAATTGATTTTGAATCTTTTTGGGGAGAATTAGCAAGATTAGAAATATTACCACTACCAGTAAATCGGAAACGAGTCTCATTTAAGTTAAGACAGAAAGCCAGAGTTTTTCTTCACAACGTAGGACACGGTGGATTGCATGGTCGAACAGGCACCGGAAAATTTTTGAAAGCCATCGAAATGGTAAAAACTAACGTAAGATTTTTAATCCATTCACAAATTAAAATTCCCAAAGTGAATGATGTCCGAGTAGAAATCAGAATCGGCAATCTAAAAAATTACTGGGATTTATGGCAGAGAGGCGATGTATATGTATTTCCTACCAATCAAGAGATGATCTCCATGCCAGTACAAGAAGCACTGGCCGCCGGAATGCCGGTTTTGATGCCGAAATTTAGTATTTATGATTTTCCTGATAATTGGATAATTTCTTCAAAAAATAAGTTTCGAGCAAAAATAATAGACCGTTTTATGAATTTTTTTGAAATTGAACCCCGAGCCATAGCGGAAAAAATTGACGAATGGGCGAATCGGGATATAACTGGGGCTTCAAAGATTGCTGACAAGCTGGCTAGCACTCTGGACTGGAGAGTGCTAAAATCTGAATGGATTGAATTATTAAAGTCAATTTTGTGAAAATTGATAAACATAACAATTCTAAATACTATGGAAAAAAAATGTAAGCATCAATGGGAAGTAGCTGTTTGGGAGTATAAACGAATGAATGGAGCCGTAGTGCCTACTCATACGGTAGCGAATACTTTGTACTGCAAATTGTGTTTGGCGATTAAACAGCTAAGCGAAGAGCATTACAAGAAAAGTCGTATATGAAAAACCCAATTTTTGAACAAAGTTTTTGGCAAATAAGACTAGCCGAAGCGCAAAAGATCGGACTTTTAGAACATGCCATTGGGCAAGGATTTGATTTCAAAAAGATTGATGTTCTTCATCAGGAAATTGTCCAAAAACAGATCAAACCAGAAGAAACGATATTGGATATTGGATGCGGTTATGGTCGTATCGTAAATTGGTTTTCTGATAAACAATATACTGGTATTGATTTTGTACCTAGTTTTATCCGGCTAGCTCAAAAAATTCATCCCGCTAAGTATTTTATCTTGGGAGATATGCGAAACTTGTCAGAAATTTTTAAGGATACTCAATTTGATTGGGGTTTGCTTATTTCCATAAAAGAAATGATTAGAAGAGACATCGGTAGGGACGAATGGCAAAAAATCGAAAATGGACTTTTGCGAGTCTGTAAAAAACTTTTAATTCTTGAATATGGAAACAGCCGCGAGGAAGAAATAAAAAAATATGAGATCGTATCGCACGATCAACAAGTGCAGAGTTTGTCGCTCTAAGCGATTAGAATCAATTTGGAATCTGGGTAACTTTTATATCTCGACTTTTGTTAAAAAGCCTGGACAAAATATTGGTCGCACGCCACTTGAACTTGTTAAATGCCAAAATTGCACTTTGATGCAATTAAGACATACTGCTCCGCAGGAACTTTTGTATAAGCGGATTTATTGGTATAAGTCGGGAAATAACCCAATTATCGTTAGAACTTTGAAAGAGATTGCAACGGAAGCCATAAAAATTGCTAAACCCAAAGATGGTGATGTTTTTTTGGACATCGGCGCAAATGATGGAACGCTTTTGAAATTTGTGCCTAAAGATTACTTTCGAATTGCTTGTGAACCTGCGAAAAACTTTCATAAAGAATTGGAAGACTTGAATCTTGATTTTTACATTTTTGATTTTTGGAAAGCGACATATCTCAAAAATGTGTCTAAAGCCAAGATTATCACAGCAATTGGTATGTTTTATGATATGGATGATCCACTTAAATTTCTGAAAGATTGCGTTGCGGTATTGGATAAGGATGGAATTTTTGTAACCCAAATGGAAATGATGGAAACGATGGTAAAAAATAATGAATTCAGCAATATTTGCCATGAACATTTAGAATACTATTCTTTGCAGTCCTTAAAATACTTGTTTGAAAAATCGGGTTTGGAGATTTTCAAAGTCGAAGTCAAAAAAAATTCAATTGATGGAGAGAGCTACCGGTTTTATGCTAGACATTATCAAAAAGGAAGTATTATTTTGCCTTATCGAAAAATGGATTTGGAAAATTTCAAAAGAAAGGTTGAATTGAACAGAAAACAGACTGTAAATTTTATTCTTACAGAAAGAGCGAGAAATAAAAAAATTTATAGTTATGCTGCCTCGACTAGGGGAAATACGATTTTGCAATATTATCAATTGAATTATCCTTATCTTTCTGGAGCGGCAGATATTAACTCTCGAAAATGGGGAAAATATACTGTAGGGACATGGATACCGATTATGTCTGAAAAAAAGGCCAGAGAAAAGGCTGATTACTTTTTGGTATTGCCTTGGGGATATATCAAGGCTTTCATTAAAAAAGAAAAAGGCTGGCTCAAAAAGGGAGGTAAGTTTATAATTTGTATTCCTCAATTTAAGGTGATTGGCAAATAAATGTTTGGCAAAAAAACAAAACGCTACAATCTCGAACAAATTTTGGAATATCCAGTGGAATTGAGTAAGGAACTTCTAAAAAAAATGATTGCCGAAACAGAACTTACGGCTA